AGCGTCTTTGTCTTCGTCCGAGAAAACTGTCTGCTCACCAGTAACTAAGTCTTCAGCTACAAAAATCCAAATAGTTTCTGCCTCATGTAACAGACCATTGGTCTCGAGGTCAAATACTACTTGTTTAGTTGGTAACATAGTCTACAATCTTAAACTTTTCTGAGCTGATTGAACGTAGTTGGTTCACAAGAATTTTAGCGGTACCGTGGATATAAGGACCCTCTGGAAACCCTAGCTGACGTAGGAGAGGACCACTATAACCTGTACCACCCTTATAGCTATCACGATCACGAACAACGACAAATTTTTCTAGCATTATTATACTTCTCCGAGTACTTGGACAACCTTGTCTAGATCTACTTTATCTTCTGTAGAACACATCTCAAGGATTTGTTTTAATGTTTTGTTTTCAATACCATAGATACCGAGCAGCTCCTCTTCAAGAGCTTGTCGGTTAGCCCAGTCTACTTTACTAGAAGACACAGCTAAAGACAACAAAGAAGAAGGGCTAATACCCCAACCTCTCTTAATAAACTTATTCAACCGACTAACTGCCGACAACACGAAACGAGTGTTTCCAGTGTAGATCAACTCGTTCTTAGCGATAGACTCTTGACTACGACCTTCATAGGTTACAGTACCAAGTAACAGACCTAGCGGATTAGGACGCCAGTATACTTTGCAATGCTCATAGTCAAAGGTAGTGAAGACTTCTTTTGGTTCTCCGATAAACCGGAAAATCAGCTGAATTCCGTTGTTTAGCGTTAGAGCATTCTTAGACAAGTAAGCAGGAACAACCTTGTGAGATCGACCTGAAGTTTTGAAACTTTTACAGTTTTGGTTAAACTCGTCAATCATATCCTCTAAACTCTTTACATTCTCTTGAGGCCATTGAACTACAGCTGACTTAAGAGTCCCTCTTTCTAAGTTAGGATTCTTTTCGTCTTTAGTTACTTCCAATTGAAAGTTACTACCTCCTGGAACTCTTTGCACTAGAGAGTTAAATAGTGTTACTGCAGAAGTTCCTTTAGTTACAAACAAGTCATAATCTTTAATCTTTTCTTCTTTAGAAACAGAGATAATTGCTCCCCCTGCAATAAAAGAGTTACACAGTATGTGAGAACTAAAAAACTTACCTCCGAAGTTAAGTTCTTTAAGTTTAGCTTCACAGAGATTATTGACTGTTCTTAGAAAGCTCATTGTTTCATCCGTTTATAGACACTACGAAGATATTCGATGTACCACGCAGACTTACCTAACTCTTGAACTTCATCATCTTTTCCTCCAAGTCGAAGCATGTACTTCCACGCTTGACCTTTAAGGTGACCTTGGAACTCTTCCTGAGTCATGATATACTCCATAACTTCAATGTATTGAAGAGTGATGTTGCCATCGATATCAGTATGATAGGTTACTCGATCCTTAGGAATTACTAACACACCCTGATAGTGTTTAGGGTTAATTGCGTCAGCCATGTTGTCTTACTCCTACTCTGTCTACTAAGACACAGATAAATTCGTTTAGTTCTTCATAGTCTTCAGTTTCCCAAACTAGCCCTGTGGCTAAGTGTTTAACCTTAACTAACGGTTCTGTTTTAAGTCGATTACTCTTTAACGTTTTACGAAAAAATCTTTGAGCCTCTGTCGGATCAAAGCATACACGATTAGGACCCTTGTCAGGATTAACATGAATTGAGAATTCCCAGTTTGAGTTTCTTCTTTTGAGAGACATGATTACCTGTAATAAGCTAAAGTTGCTTCCAGTGCGTCTTCAAGTGTGTGGTGTAACTCTGTTGCAAAAACATCGACAAAAGGATGTTTAAATCCTTCTTCTAGCACAACAACAATTGTTTTACCCTCGTTATAAGCAAGAATCAACTCACAAATAGTACCCCAAGCTTTACCTGCTCCTCGATCTTTAAGATTCATAAGAATAACATTTGATTCACAAATATCGTTAAGATCCATTCTAACAATTTTGTTTGCTAGATTTCTGGAGTAAGGTTGATCATGAAACTTTTTACGTCGAGTAGGGTCTAGTGTAGGAATTTTATGCTTAAAAAAGAAGTTAGTGGCAGTCTCCCGCCACTTTGTTGCTTCCTCTAGAGATACGCCTTCAATTGGCCCAGCCAAATAGACGGTCATTTAGTGCTCCTTAATAAGGGTCATTCTCTGAGTTGTTTGGATCGATAACTTCGAAGTTATCTGTTAGCTCAAATTCATCGTCGTCTCCACGAGCTTCGAACTTGATTAGCTTAGTAACTTGGATACCTTTTAGTGTACGACCAGACTTATCTTCTTTCGTAAAGAAGCTAACGTTAGCAATTGAGCCATTGCCAACAGTGTTTGGATCTAGCTGAGTACCATCAGCAAGAATAACGTTGACTGGTTTGTTTGGTTTTGTTAGATCTTCATTACCGTCTGGACCAGAACCATAAGCATAGCGAGAGATACTGGTTTTGTAGATAACTTTATCATCTACTTCCATAGGAGAGAACTTGAAACCATAATCCTTTTCATAGGCCTCTTTTACCTTCTTGTCGCGTACACGAAGTTGAATCGAGAACTTAGCTGGACCTTTGCCTTGATAACGCTCAGGTTTTGCAGGATCACACTTTACCCAGTGAATTTCAACGTTGTTAATAATAGCCATTAGACATTTCCTTTTTCTTATTTTTATACATAGTTAGACAAACAAAAAGCGGTTTTTCAGCTTTCTGCTTTAACGTTAAGAGGTGGTTAACAGAAGCAAAAATCAGACTCAAGAACTTTCTTGATATCAAGATTTCCCCGTTTAGGTAACATTGAAGCACAACCTAACTGAGTTAGAACGTGCTTTAGTGGATCAGCTTCGTATAGCTCTACAAACTTTTCACGAACTAAAGTAAAAAGTTTTCCCATAGAGCCAGCAGTAGTACCCCAAGAGTCGTGGATAGCAGCTACATCAAAGCTAGCAGCATGCACTACCATAGACATGTGCACAGCATCAAGACTGTGAACAATGTTTGGAGAGGCACCGAGTTTCTGGGAGTCTTTGTCTAGAGTAGACTCTTCCCAGTTTTCAACTACAACATGAAAACGAGCATCACCATAAGATAACCAAGTACGGTTACTTGTTGGTTGACGATAGTTTTGAACTACAGGGAAGTTAGTCACAGGTGACTTCCAAGCCATGTACTCATGTTTTTCATTATACTGGTCAGCAACTTGCTCGAACAACTTTAGAAGCCCACCGGGACCTTTTAAGTCTTCATAACAAGCAGCATGTAACTCACGACCTAGCATAGACGCCCAGAGTTTTTCTTGACGACCAAGATACTCATTGATAGTGCGAGTATCATCCCAGACTTGTTGACCCATACCATAAGGTACAGCTCCATAGGCTGAAGTCATTGTAGGACGTTTGGTAATCTTTCGTCGAACTTTTAAGTCTTTGATACGATTCCAATAGACGGGATAAAGAGCTTCTCGTAGTTTACGATTATTGTTTCTCCAGGTTTGAACTGAAGTATAGGCCAATGCTTTCCGTTCGGATCCAGCTGGTGCTTCATCATACTCCTTTTGCAGACGCTCTGCTTCTTCAAGAACGTAGTCTAGTTGATTATAAATCACGCTAGGGATACGCATTTCTAGTTCTTCAAGTCGTTTCCAAACTTTCTCAGCTACAAGAGCATACAGATCTCCTGGAACTTCACTAGGTACTAGGTTCACATAAGGGGCTAGCTCTTCATCTTTTGACATTGCTGTAAGATGCTGAGAACCATTGTTTGAACCGTCAATAAACAGAGGTAAGTGAGAAACAAACAACTCTTGTTCGTTACCTGCTTCACACCAAGTTTGTAGCAACTTCAGTTCCATGCAGAAAGCTAAGAAACTGAAGGGCTTATCTGCTTTCATCCAGCCAGTGTTCTGAGTAGGATCACTAGCATAAGACAGAAACAAGTCATAGTTCTGAAGGCAAAACTCTGCTCGGTCATCAAGAGAGCACTTGTCATTACCCCAAGTATTAGAACCATGAATCAGCATCCAATACAGACCCTCCTCACCAATAGGTTGCCCATTAGCAAAGAGTAAAAGAGACTTAGCGTTATCACTAGACTGCTCATGAAGGAAAGCAGTGTTAGGATACAGTCGGCCTCGAAAATCTGTATTGTAAAGATGGTAGAACACCTTGTCGATATTCTTTTTAGCTAATCGCTGAATAGAACTCAACTCGATGTAAAGACTCTCTTTTTTCTCGAAGTCCTTTTCTTGTTTGTATTTTAGAGGGTTTCCTTCCTCAGGTGCTTCCATGTAATACTCAATAACATCCAGAAGAGGCTTGTTGATTATCCAAGGAGTTGACCCGAGTTTGTTTAGAACATCAAATAACATCTGATGCTCTTCTTTGTTGATCTTACTAGTAATCTCAGGGCTAGACTTCTTGATGATAGAGTAGCCAAGAGGATGCATAGGTCCTGTCCAAGGTTCAGGAGGAGTATTGACTGGGAAAAGATCAATCTCTTCTTCAGTGTTTAACTCCTCCCAAAGCTCGAACAAGGCTTTCTTGTTTTTAACGCTAACAGTATAAGTAAGGTACTTAGAACGACGACCCTTCTTATCTGTCTTAACTAGTTTGTACTCTAAAAGGCCAATCTCAAAGAATGAGACTAGCACAAAGAAGCCAACATGGCAAGCTGCAGTACTGTTACGAGACAACCTTAGTTTTTGTCGTACTCTACGGCCTAGGGTAACTGCCAGATCAACCAACGTAGCTTTCCGCTCAACACCCTTAATGATGTGACCAAACGAGAACAAAATAATTCTACGTGCGTCTTCATCTTTAAGAAAGTGGGTGTATTGGTTTCTGTCAGCCCTAAGAGTAGCTTTACGAAAATTAAAATCGTCAATAAGTGCTTTTAAAATAGAGTTTTCTGACAAGAGTTTTCCTCTTTGTTTTATTATTTTTTAGGTGTTTCTTCTAGGATAAGTAGTCCACCATCCCAACCAGCCTTTTCGGCTGCTTCTAACACTAGATCTTCCTCTTTCACGCTTTCATAGGTATGTCCCCACTTTTTGTCGATATCTTGGACTAGTTTAGAGAAGGTAGCATCTTCGAGTTTCTTAGTCATCTAATATTACCCCTTCTTAGGTATTCACTTCCGTGCCTGTTTTAGGTAATCATAATTAGATCTGACTTACTGTTGTTTCTTTGCAATGAATTGTACAAGACAAAGCAAAAGAATAGCTGCAAGTAGATCCAAATTATTTCCTCTTATGGTAGGTCACACCAGTTTGGCTTTTCACCTGTTGACCAAGTAGGTGGTTTCTTGTCTTCTTTCCAACGATGGTTTAGATAAAGACGATAAGCTAGATGTACGTCTTTTACATTCTTGTAGTTGATTCCTGCTCCTTCATTTGCAGCACAATTTTGAAAGGTCATTACATCGTTGTTAGGCAACCTCCAAAAGTTTGTAGTTAACCACTCTTTACACAAGTTGTAGTTAGTGTAGCACTTGTGATCTTTTTTACCTCGCAACTCTAGCAACCAACGAGTATGCTCTAGTAGCCAAGCAAAGTTTTGCCTACTAGCTTGAGTCCACAACCCACAAGGATGATTAGGATTGAAGTTTTTGTAGGTCTTTAACCCATGATCAGGATGCACAGTGTTGATAGTAGTAGACAACAGCTGACAAGATTCAAGAATCATCTTGTTAGCTCGTAAGTCGTCTAGCCAAAGAGCGCAGAGCCTTGGACTAGAATGTGTAGCAAAGATATTCATCGTTTCCACTCATAAGCTTGATGTTCTTCGTTTACTGGACAAGGAGCACCTCCACCATAACGACCGTCAGGCACCTCATAAATCCAAGCCTTTACTTTTTCCTCAAAGAAATCAAGGATCTTTACGTCTCTGATCACACGAGTATAGAAGTGACCGTTGCTCTCAAGACGATCTAAAGCTCTCACGACTTCATCAGAAGAAACGTCATATAACTCTCCTAGTAAGGGTAATCCATCATTGTAAGGCATAGCCTGTGGAAAACCCATGTGATAAACAGTGTAGTTACTTAGAGTTAACCCTTTACCTAAATACTTACAGTCTTTTAGAAGAATATGGTTACCTTGATTTTTCTTCAAAGTACCATACACAAAGAACAGGTTAGTCATGAGGTATCATCCTTAGTGAGATTAGCTTTGAGCCTTCTGGAATTACTTCTGGTTTTTCATCATACTTCACGTAATCGTTGATATCACGAATCAACAGATAGCACAGTTGCTTTTCTTTCTGAGCTGTTAAGCTTCGTTCATGCGCCATTAGCATACCTAGTGTAGTTTTGACAAGGTAAACGTTAGTCTCTCGAACATCACAGTAATGTCTAGATACAATCTTACCTGTCCACTTTTGATGATGTTTACCACCTTCTACAAACACTCGTTTCAACCCAACAGGGTACACTTCTTGGCCTACTTTAAACTTATACTTGGGCATTGTTTTCCACCTCTACTTCGAAAGTGACTTGATAGTATAGTTCTTTTTCAGCTTCTGGTACTTGATAGTTTACAAACTCAACTTGCAACTCATTGGTTTCTAACAATTTAAGTGTTAGGTTTACTTTCTTTCTTACTTTTAGAACTAATTGTAGGTTTTCTAGTCGTACTACTTGATACCCAGCACCGTGTCCAAACGGGCCTGTATAACTTACAGCTCCATACAGTTTCCCCTCTTCCATCCAGATAGATTTCAGCACTACAGGTCTATGCTGCCAGTAGTAAGTCTTGTTTAGCTCGTAACTCATAGCTTACTCCTTTGCAAGAACTAAGATGTTTTCTTTAAGATCCCAATTGTTACGAATAGTAGAGGATAGTTTGTTAACTTGAAAACCAGTTACAAGTTTGAAACCCATGTTAACTAAGTGCGGTATACAAAAAGATCTTGTAGAATAGCCTCCATCTACAAAACTTACATACTCATAATCTTTAGTGTAAATTTCTTTTTTAAATTGTTCTTTAGAAATACCTTTTCTATAACGATTGGTTTTTGATATCACGTTTACAATTAAAAGGTTATTGTCTAGGTTGGCCACTTTAGCTTCGATAGGTAGCTTACGTTTAACATCAGTGTCAGCTCCCCAAGAAGTAAAGTAAGGTAAATGTTTAGTAAAGAAAGCTACTTTTTTACTTTCAACAACCTTCAGCGAGAAATTATTATAAAACTCTCTCAGTTCTTTAAGCTCTTTAAGATCTTTGTAGTTCTTAATCATTAACGAGTTTGTATTAGTTAGCTTGAAAAAAGATTGCAACACCTCTTCAGCATTATGTGTTTTGTTGTCTGCTTCAAGCAGGCTAGGTAGTCCAAGAGCGTTAGATTTTAGCAAGTTTTCACCTCTTTGCTATAAAGAAGAAAAGGAGAACCATATGAACTATTCCGACTATTTCGAAAATAAAGTAGCTGCTGCCCTTTCTAACAAGTTAAACCTTATCATCGTAAAAACAAAGGCTGCTACTCAGCTTGACTTCATTTCTGAGACTATGTTACTAGACTCAATGAAGGAAGTTTGGTCAGTTATTGACTCACTCGATCCTTATTCTGTAACTCTAACAGATAAGATTGTCACTGTAAAAGTTATGGACTATGGCCAAGAAAAAGTACAATAAGGCAAGACCTGGTCATTACAAGCCAGGTTCTAACTTTGCTGGTTATAGGAAAGGTTATGAGCCTAAAACAGGCGAGTTTAGAGAACCTTTTAAAGCATACAAAGTCAACGAAAGGGCTATCGCAATGCTAAAAGACTACGAAGAAGGCGGTGGCTTTAGAAAAGGCTCAGGAGCAAAGGCTCACAGAGCGGCTACCGACAAACTAAGAGATCTAGATTTTGATCCTCTCGAAGAGTTAGTTAAACAACTAGATGATATTGAAGAACTCCTAGCTAAAGAGCAAGGAATGACAAACCCAAGAATCATGGTTATTAACAATCTTATTAACTGTAAAATGAGAATTCTTGAGAGCCTGCTGCCTTACCGGTATGGTAAAGCACCTACACTTACAGTAGAGTCGGCAGATATTCGAGAACCTATTAAGATTGTATTAGAACATGATTTTACAACTAATTATCCGAAAACCTGATCAAGAGTTGTCTGAGGCTATTCTTGTAGGCACTAGACATTCTGAAGAGGTTTGTATTGAGTCTATTAAACTGCTTCTAAATGACAAGATTACACCTTCTATTGCTAAACTTTGTTTTGGATTTTTTCCAGAAGGGTTTATAATAGAGGGAGTAGCTTATGGTCAACCAGAAGAAGAACCTATAGATGCTTACGACTTAGAACTAAAGGTACTGCATTGATTGCTTATTATGAAATCCAATTAACTTGGTTATCGCCAAAAACTAAACGTCAAGAAATGGTGTTTGCACGTGATTTAACTCATGAACAGACAAACAGTCTTCTTGGTCGAATTTTCAACTATCAAGACTGGTCAGAATTAAAGTCTTTTATTGAACAACATGAGGGAGAAAAAATCTCTTACATTGTTAGCGGAGTAAGACGTTCTGCTAATACTTATGTTGTTCCAATTATTGTGTCAGGAGTTAAAAATGCTAAATAAAGAAACACAAAAAGAAGTGCTTAAGCTAGAACCAAAGGATCCCTTTGAAGCTCTATATAAAGAACTTCTTAAAAAACCACAAGGCGACATTATGGTTGCTAGAATTAAAAAATTCTTAGAACTTTAAGTAAATCGGGGGGCCGCGAAGCCCCCCTTTTTTATTTACTCCATAGGCTCGTAGGTCCAACCTAAGTCATAGAGATCTTTTTCAATCTCAGCATCTACATGCCCCTCACTACCTGAGCAGTAAAACTCCATATAGTCGCTTATCCGGCTAGTACCGTGATGAAGTTCAGAGGTAACACCGCCAGCGGTTCGCCAACTGACTGCCCAAGGCTTTTGATCATTGTAAGCATAGCCTTCCTTTTTCCAGTAGTTGTTGCAGAGAGCTGCATAGAGTTTTTGAGCATATTCATAATGAGACGCTTTCTCCATCAACTCGCGTGATTGTTTAAACTCGTAGTCTAGCTCTGGGTAGGCTTGTTCAAGCATGATAGTACTCATATCCTGGGACGGTTGCGTTGTAGTCTTTTTCTAACTTTTCTCTTTTGGCTTTTTCCAAAAGATAAGCTTCATAATAGTCACAGGTAACATTCTTCTTTAGCTCCTCATGTTCTTTCAAGAGTTGATCATACTTCTCTTGAAGTTCATCGAGTTGAGCTTGCTCTGAAGGTACACCCCACTTAGCCATTAGTTACTCCATTTGTAGGTTGAGTTTTTAGTTTTGAAGACTACAATTACTGTACCGTCTTCTTCCTCTTCACGAGACACAATCTCAGTAACAGCAGTAGTCATCCACCAGTCTCGAGAAGAAAAACTACGAGCATAAGGTGTACCTACTTGCATACAGCAGCCTACTTTTGGTTCTGCATTGTATTTTACCCCTACAAGACTCTTCCCGTCTTCTCCAACTTCGTGAGCAGCAGACATAGGTCCGCTATCTCCCTTGTACTCATTATAAGACCCATCTGGGTTTAGAGCATACATCCAGTAAGCCATGGTTATTCCTTTTTGATATAGCCGGGACATCCAACACTAAAGTCGGATTGAGCGATAGGTAGCCCAAAGTCATGAGCTTCCTTTGCTAGACCTTTGTACATAAAACGACGACAAGTCGTGTTTGCACAGTCTGACTTGCAAAAAGTCATATCTTTGTAGCAAAGTGCCATTACTGTTTTGCTCCTCGCTTCATACGGTCTTCTTCTTTAAAGATCAACTCATCGATCTGCCAACGATTGATACCCATATCGAGTAGAGCTGCATCACTCAAAGAGTTTAGCGTCTTAATTGTCTCTCGATGTTTACGCCAAGTTACCATGTAACGCCAGTAACGAACAAACACATTCTCAGTTAGTAACTTCATGATACACCTTTTTGATTAGAGTTAGATCGGGTTCGCCATAGACACCTATCAAGCTTCCTGTAAGAGAGTGGCCAGTTACAAGATCCTCAAAGACTTCGTCAACAAGAAAGTAGTGCTCATCCCAACTGTCTAGTAAGACTCCATTCATAGTAGTAGGTTCACGGAAAGCTTCCTGAGAACTTTTAATAACTACAATGTCTCCGGAATGAACTTTCATCGACCTTGCCCTCGATAAGCTTTTGTTGCTCGACGTTTAGCTTTGTTCATTGAGCTTGTTTTCATAGCTCCTTGGTGAGTTGCCTGAGAAGTATGCTTATACTTGGGTTCAACTCGGCTTAGACCACCTTTTTTGCTCATTGTGCTTTATCCTTCTTGAAGATGTGAATTAGTACTAGAGGCAATCCTACAAAGGCTACCAATGTAGTACCTAGGATAGACTTCAGCCCATCTTTGTGGATAGGTGACTGAGGTAAGCTGTAACTAGAGTAGAATACAGTAACAAGAACATTTAACACGATTAGTGCGGGTAGATAATCAAACATTATTCCATAGCCTTTTCTTTAGCCCCCGTGAGGGTAGCCATCTAACACAAACAAAAGTTTCTTTTTCTTCTTTAGGTTCTAGCTTAAAGGTTTTAAAGTTAGACTGAGGCATTTTTCTTTCAAACGTAACGAAAGAACCGATACCTCTTAGTACTGTGTTATTCCTTTCAACTAGACCCTCAGTAATTGTTTCGAAGATTACATCGATAGCTCCTTTTATGGTTTCTGCTTTCAAGTGAGGAAAGTCTTTTCTTAATTTTAAATATAAATCTGTTTTCGTCAATAGGATATCCCATGTCAGTTATTAAATTACATCGCGCCCAATCTGAGGTGATTCACCATTTGTTTAAACCAGTGGAGCCTAACACAGAAGATTGGAAGATGCGCTTTGCTGTAGTTGTTGGTTCTCGTGGTTTTGGCAAGTCTTATGTTTCTGGTGCTGCTGTTACTCTTGCAGTAGGTGAACTAGAAACGCTTAACGAATCTGTTCCCAACAAAAACATTGCTCTTCTATGCGGTAGCCATACACAGGTAACCGACATTTACTGGCCTATGCTAGCTTACCAGTTTGGACTTGAGAGTCGTTGTTGGAAGCATTCACGCAGTCTCGGTAAATTTATCTTTGCAAATGGTACAGAAATCCGTTGTTGGTCAGCAGACGCTTATGAACGACTTCGTGGTTCAGGTCAGTACTTAGTAATTTCAGACGAACTACCTTCTTGGAAAGTCCCCGGTGGATCAATCAAGGATGCGTGGGAGTCTGTTATCGAGCCTTGTGTTATTACTCGTTGGAGTCCAAAGCAGGCAGCTGCAGTAGGCGCTCCTAGCCCTGGACGTGCACTTCTTCCAAGTACGCCTCTTGGTAAAGACTACTTTTATGATCTTGCTCAACGTGAGCATATCGACGATCGTTGGAAGACTTTTTCTTACTCCTACAAAGACAGCCCACTGTTGTCTGAAGAAGAAATTGAGAAGGCTAAGAAGCATAGCGATCCTCTAAAGTTTGCTCGTGAATATGAAGCAAGCTTCGAAGAGTCTGGTCTAACGCTGTTCCATACATTTTCTCGTAAACTCCATGTTGATCCTGATTTACCTTACTTTGAGGAAGATGAAACAGTACACTGTGCTATCGACTTTAACATCATGCTTAACGCTACAAGCTTCCACGCTATTCGAGGTGGACAAGTGCATACTCTTGACGAGTCAAAAGGCACGGCTAACACTGAGGAACTTGCCCGTCTCATTCGTTCCAAATTCCCTAAAAATAAGATCGTCTGCTATCCAGACCCTGCTGGGAAGGCCAGGAAGACGTCTGCAGCGGTGGGCGTGACAGACTTCAGCATACTCCGCGAGGCGGGATTTACCGTACTGGCGAAAGACAAAGCTCCCGCTATTGTTGATAGTGTGGCTGCTGTTAATCGGAAACTCCTTAATGCTGATGGTGATGTAGACATGCTGATTCATCCTCGTTGTACTGGGTTAATCAGTTCTTTTGAGCGTACTAGCTGGCTTGAAAACCGACCAGAAACAGCTACAATTGACAAGACTCAAGGTGTAGAGCACTACACTGACGGAGTTCGTTATTTTGTAGACTATCTCTGGCCGATTGTTCATTCAAGACCTAGTATTGTTGTTAGCTCAATGTTCTAATTAACACCAAGTACTTTTCGGATCTCTTTTTGTTGGTGTTGTTTACCAAGGTTGTACATATCACGCAAAGCCGAGACTACTACTTTAGATTGTTCTAAAGGAATCCTTCCAGATTGGAAGTAGTAGATTTTAGCATGTTGAGTTCCCTCTGCACGAGGATCGGGATTTTCAACGTAAACTTCTCCTGCATGGTAGTCAAATATGATAGTCATAGGTCTCTCCCAGGTTGAAGAAAAAAGTGAAGTAATAAGATGGGGGGCGCGAAGCCCCCCGTTTTATTTATACGTGTCGAAACACCAAACGTTTTTGATCGTCTGATGCTTCGGGTAGACTACAAAGCTTTGCAGCTTTTCGTTGATAAGTCGTCCACTCGATATTCCATAGTAGTTTTTTCTTATTAAGAACTTTTCTTTCAATAGACATCATTTTGCGAATGTAATATGACAACTCAATCAGATGCATTGTTTTGCTCCTTGTATTTCACAGGTTAGCTTTTTTAGACATGAGGTAAGTTTCTAGCTCGTTACTAAGTTTTTCGAGCTCTGCTTGCTTTTTATTTTTTATTTTTTCTACTTCTCTAGTAAAGTTAGCTCTTACTTCTTGTTTAGCCTTTCTATACTTTTCTAGCATAGCTTCTAATTCGTCTGTTATAGGGTAACTTGAGTTGTCAATTAAAAAGTCAATTGGCCCTGCAATGATCTTGTCGTACTTTTCTGTGTTTGTTTCTTTCCGAGAGAAAAAACTAAACATGGGTTTTCCTTTGTTGAATTGGTAGAAGTGCCGAGTTTCGATCTCGGTCCAGAACAGTCATCTACTGCTAAAGGGATTATAAGGCCCTCCTGCGTCCCAACGCCCACTTCCATACTTTAACGATGATCCTTTGACTTTGGTTTAGCACGTTTATGCTTTTGAGTTTGGTATGTGCTAGTTGCACGAGTATGTTTGCGCCCTTTACGAAGATCACCACCTGCACAACAGCGACAGTGAGGGCGAACACCAAGACGAACGTCACAGTTAGCTTTTTCGTGATTTCCTGAATCCATGTTAGCCTCTTAGCTATATCTCATTTAGTTTAGCAAATTCACCATGGTATTTTAAAGCTGCTTCGTTATAAGCTTTTGCAGCTTCTATTAGGTCTTCAAAATAACCAATATGTTTAGTTATCGTATTTATCATTACTCTAGCTTGCCATTTTTCTTTTTCTTTATTCCAATGAACACCTTTATACCCAGAAGTATTATTTTTAGGTTTTTTAGAATTTCTAGAATTTTCTTTTTGATTAGCTAACCTTAAATTCTCTAGTTTATTGTTAGAAGGATTCCCATCTATATGATCAATATAGTATCCTTCAGGTATAGGACCATTAAACATTTGCCAGATTATCCTATGAACTCTAAAAGGACTACCTGCAATTGTTACTTCGAAATAGACTTTACTGCTCTTATTTCCAGCAAGATCTCCTACTTTTTTATTATTACACATAGGATGAACAATTTTCCAGTAAATTTCTCCATTTTTATACTCAAAAATTTCATTAAGAGGTTTATTAAGAAATTCATTTTTTAACTGTTCTGCTTTTTGTTTTTTAATTTCATTATTTTTATGTAAATGTTCCCATCCCATATTAGTTTCCTTTTTAATGGCAGCTCCGGGGTGAATTGCACACCCGACCTAGAATTTAGAAGATTCTTGCTCTGTCTGCTGAGCTACGGAGCCATACCTTTCTGCTTTAGCGTTAAGAGGTGAGAAGGCCAGCCATTAGTCACACAGCCAGCCTTCTCAAGTTTATTACTGCATAGTCTCTACGATCTTGTCGATACGTTGATGCAGTCCTTCAAGTGTAGTCACAATTTCTTTCGTTGAAGTCCACTCATCGTCTTCATCTTTGCCTGAGTAGTTTAGGACAAAGCCGTTACTAACGATTTCAACATCAAAAGTTTCTACTTTTTTAGTTACAGGTTTCTTAGCCATTTATGTCTCCAGTTTGTCAAGAGCAAACCACCACAGTTTCAACCGGGTGTTTGCATGTGATGTTTTAGTTGCCCACTTAGTGGATTTAAAACCAATGTCTTTCAAGAAGGCATTAGCTTTTACTTGTTTGTCGTTGGTAAAGGCTGTAACCATAGCCTTTCCTTCGTTTTTAAGCTTTAGCATTTCATTTAGCAAAGCTTCTTTAGTTTCTTCAACTTTCATGCCTGGGTAGTTGTAATCAGCTCCTTGAGCAGGAACTCCATCACCATCAAAGCGAAAGCTAGACAGGATCACAGCAGTACAGCACGAGGCTACGTTATCTACTTTCATTTTAGTTCTCCACTAAGAGTTCATTCCCAAATACAACGTAAAAGGGATTAGTGATTGCTGATGGAGCCTCTGAATAGCTTAACTGTTCATGATGGTCCCAGTCGTCTTCGTTCCAAGCCTTGTGCTCCTTGATTAGGTTAAACTCCGCTTTACTCATAGAACGTATGTTCGCCATAGCGTCCGATCCTTTTTCTAGTGTTAAAGAAACCTTTACGAGATCCACTGTGGAAAAACAAAGCCTTAGTACCAGGTAACTCTGTGTGACCCCAGTATACTTCTCCTGCCATGGTTACTGAGTCTAAGAAGACAGCTTCAGTAATAGGTAGGTCTTTGTCA